GTTTCAAAGAATACCGGATCCTGCCCGTCAATCATCCTGTCACGTTTGGTTATCCATCCAATCCTGAAAGGATCACTGTCATCCGCACTCAGATATTGATCGACAATACCGAATGTCTGGTCCTCATCGTATGGATATATATACGCGACACCCGATGCCGGCGTGGCATTCCAGCTGCACAGCATGAAATTGTTCACCAGACTGTCAGGGGAAAAACAGACCTCGCAGAGCAGGATATAGTCAATGAAACATTCAAGATCGATATATTCCCGATATGTCTCCCTCATGTTCACCCTGCCCGCGATACAGTCCGAAGACCATCGAAGGAATCTTTTCAGGAAACTGACACTGTCATCCGTGCTCGGATCGGGCGAGTATATCTCCCATTCGGACGGATTGTAGTTCCCGTCTGTCCAGAACGTGCTGGCATGATCGGGCTGGGCAAGGAAATGCCCCGGGTTCGATGAATCAATCAGGTACTGGTCATTGTCATTGTCAGACCTTATTATATACATCCCAAGGAATTCCCCGTCATGATACAGCTCGCATGGAAAACCGGCCGTTGAAAACAGCACTGATGTTCTCATGCCGAGATTGTCCCTGTCATAATAGGAATAGGCGGATTCAGGGGCAAGGTAGCCTTTTTCATCCCTATGAAGGTTTCTCCATATTTCCGTGGTGATCGTGTCTCTCAACAGGGTTCTGTCTGCCGCATAACCCTTCAGAACCAGACCGTTCAAGGGTGTCCAGTCCCCTATTTTCACCTTTAGTTTTTTACCTGTCTCCGCATTCCTGAACTTTATCTTGAAGTTTTTCTTGGTGGCGTTCAGGCTTGTCTGTCCCTGCAGTTTCCATGTTCCTGTCGAGGAAAACAGGGGTATTGTTCCCTCGAAAATGGAAACACTCATGTCCACACCGTCCTTGCTTGTTGGAATATCCCCCCTGATAGAGACCCTCCATGGCCTGTTCGGTTTCGATATCACGATATAGTCCCAGTCACCCGCCGTGTTGTCATTTCCATACTGGACAAGGCTGCCGTTATTGACAAATCCTGTTGTTGGTTGTTTGGATAGATCAGCCATAAATCAGTCTTCCATAATAGTTTCCAATACCGTCATACATGAATTCGACAATAGTCACCGAACCCGCCCTTGTATCGATAAAAGGCTGTTTATCATGCCATCTGACAGATGCATCGAACTCAACCTCGCAATTCCCCTCACAGGGTTGCTGGAGAATGACTGTCATGCGTTGCAGCTGACCGTTTTGCCCTTTACCGAGTGAAATACTGCACGCTTTCCGGAACAGTAGACGATAGCTGATCTCTCCCGCTTTCGGGAACATCAGGGTAATGGCCGGATCATTCACGATCCTGTTTTCAACCGGTATACCGGCAGATAGACGGTCGACAATCTGCCCGCCTGTCATTTCCTGTCCCAGCGATCCTTTCGCGAGACCCTGTGTCATGTCAAACCGGCTCATTTTGATTTGCCCTCAAGTTTCACCAGACGTGCCTCGAGATCGTTGATTTTCTGTTTCTGTGCGGCGAAAAGCATGCAGAGAACCTCTGTATATCTCAGGTTCTGGCGTGAAATGACATTCCCTTTCTCATCCTTTGGCATTTCCTGGACAGATTTGAGGATCGGGTTCCCGTTTTTATCCCTCTCGCCTGTATCCACCATCCTGAATTCAGGTGATGCATCCTGCGTCCACATGGCATAATCGGATGGATCAAGTCCCGCATCCCTGATCGCCTGTTCTATATCCTGCGCGATAAAACCTGTATGGACACGTGCCTTGTCCTCACCTTTCTCTTTTATCGCGTCATTCAGCCTGTAATTGACAGCATTGACATTATACAGGGCCTCCATCAGTTTTTTGTCTGAATTTCCGGCTTTCTCATCAAGGATGGATGTGATGGTCTTGATGTTTTTGTCCGAGGTCACGTTTGGTGCGGTCTTTGTGAAAATATTTTTCCATGGATTCCCCGCACGTCCCAGATCACCACCGCCAGCATTGAGGGGATGGAAGGAAATGGCCGCGAAAGCGAAATTGGCATTGGTTCCGTCCGACCATATCGTGTTGACAAAAGTCTTGTTGTTTCCCTCATTTCCATCGGAGTTCACGGAATACTGAATATGTATTTCCCTGGAATTTGGATTGGGTTCATAATCCTGTGTATAATCACCATTTATCGGTCTCAGACCCGCATTGATCCAGGTGAAACCGTCATCGGTTTTTGGAGGCGGATAGGTGAACTGACCGGTTTTATCAAGAATTGCGGTTCCAAGGGGTTTGTTCGCTCCGTCCTTCGCGAAATAGGTATCGGGGTTTATCTTCTGGTTGATATCGTCAACACCCTTCTTCGCCTCATTAGCCGCCGCATTGATATTGGCTATATTGCCGTTTATATCATTTACCGTTTTGGCGACTTCAGAGATTGTCTTTGGTGTGCCGCCACCATCAATTGAAACGGTACATGCGGAAAGATCAAGGTCTTTTGGAGAATTGTTGGCCATTTTAATATCCTGTTTGATTTTATTGATAGATTTTAGGTCTGCATGTCAGTCTGGCGAGCAGAGAACGCCGCCATTGTTCATGCTGTGTCTGTAATGGACACTGCCGTCCGTAAGAACGATATTGCCGTCCAGGGAAAGGCCTTTCGGCATGGACTTGCCACCATTGACATAGCTGTCCGGTGCGAGGAAAACGCTTCCGTTGACTGAAAAGTCATCAGGCAATGACGCGACCTGATCCATAGCCACGATCTGTCCGTTATCGTCCCTGAAAAGGCCCGTATCCACACTGATGACTGTCCCGTCATCCATTGAGAATTCAAGATTGGCATCATTGCCCATCGCGATGGAGCGAATACCGTTGCCACGGACACCTGTAGCCCCCATAACGACAACAATACCGTCCTGATTTTCGTAAAGTATTCCCTCCTCGCGAATGGGAAGGATACAGACAAAATCAAGCGTTTCCTCATGTTCTGTCGTTATCTCGCAACGAACGGGAACATTCGAGTTCAACTCACCGCCACTCAGTCGAACCGTGAAAGTCTGATCCTGGAATGTGTATTTGTCAGCCGTTACCTTGCTGTCACTGGCAGGCCCAACCTTCACCGATGCAATCCTGTCATTCGCAAGCATGCGGTTCTTTACAGAAAAACTGTAGAATTTCTTTTCTGTTGGCCCCTTGCATGACAGTCTCAGTCTGGTACTCCCAAGACATCCGCCAGGCAATTCAAATATTTCACGATCGGTCTGTGAAACATCTGTTTCCTTGTTATTCTGTATATTGTTTGGTTTGTCTTTATCCGTTGTGGTATCTTTGGATTCATCTTGATAAGGTATAGTCATCTTTGTATTTTTTTGGCTTTTTGAAAAATCATACACCATTATTTATATCCTGATTTTCTAGTTAACGTGTGAACTGGAATTTTATGTAACCTGTGGAACCGTCCCCTCCCTGCCATGTATGGGGTTTCTGTCTGTCCCTGGTGCATCCACCCGCACCACCGGCTCCATAACCGGAACCGGATTGTGCCTTGTCATCCCAGTTTGGTGTCCCACCCTGTCCCAGTGGTGTGCTTCCACCAGCACCCCCAAGATGATCATCCTCTGTGGCGTTATCGACACCATGTCCCCCCTCTGCACCATTGGGACTTCCCCCCTTGCCACCAGCCGTGTCCAATATGCCGCCTCCGGCATAGGGTGTGTTTCCACCGCCACCACCTGTCACCCTGAGTATCTCTGTTTCATCAATCCTTACAAAACTGTCACCACCATTGGCTCCAACCTCATAATTGCCAATTCCACCGCTCCCGATTTGTAAAAAAACCTTTTGGTTGGGCATCACGTCATGAACGATATCCTGCCGGTAACCGCCTGAACCGCCGCCACCGCCAGATTTTCCTCCGCCGCTCTCTTCACCGCCACCGCCACCGCCGCCACCGGCGATAAGCCATCCGATTTTCATCTTGCGGCATCCCTTTGGAATGACGTAGTCATACTGGCCGGCTGTCAGTTCAATGACAGGCTGATCATTCCATATCGCCTCGCCCCATTCCATCTTCGGTATCAGGTCAACGCCGGCCACCAGCACACGCGGTGTATTTCCGATACTGTATCCGTTCCGGGACGCGTAGTTTCTCACCCCGTTGCTCAGGTCATTCAGAATATCCGCCGTTATCAGGTCGCCCTTTTTGATCATGTAATGGTCGAAGCCGTCCATCTCCCTACGGTATTTACGAACGACCTCGTTGTAATCATCCGCATAAAAAATACCGTTGATAAAAAGTGTGTTTCCCTCATAGTTATGCATTGTTTCCCACCCTAGTTCTGTTTGATAACGCACTCGACATGACGGATTGACGTTTCATGACTGTTTTCCATGGAAAATCCGATATGTTTCTCACCGTCTCCAGCTTTTCTCGCCACACCGGATATTTCCGAAATGGTTATGGGATCACCCTTGTCGATCATGCCTGTCATGAGAACGGGAACACGGCCTGCCAGTGCGACCGGCAACGCGTTCCTCTCGTCCCTGATTTCCGTATTCATCACATAGGCGGGTGATGTTGAGATTACCCCATAAAAAAAGCCCCCAATGGAGGCTCTCGTTATCTCTTTCTCACCGCCTATTCTCACAAGCGTTCCGGGATCATATCTCTCGTCGGCAATATAGTATTCCGCAAGGTCGGCGCAAAATGAGGACATCGAAACCCCGTTGAACTCCTTGGCATCAATGGTTCCATTGTCACGAAAATGAAACTCATACTTGTCATTGACGCTCAGTTTCACCATGCTTCCAACATTCAGCTGATCATAGAGCCATAATTTATAAAACAGGCCGTCATCTTTTTTGCAGAACAGTGCGTTTCCATTGAAATGTCCGCCATCATCCCATGTCCTGTTTCCGGAATTGATGGTGATGTCACCAGGCGTCTCAATGGTGTTGGCATTCATTTTACCGGATATGTCGGCACTGCCTGCATGAATATTTCCAGATGCGTTTATCATGCCCGCTGTTATCGAATTGCATGAGAAATCTCCAAGATTGCTGAGACGGAAATAGCCGGTTGTCCCACCACCCTGCACACCGATAACAATGTTGGTTTTGTCACCGATTATCTCCTCGACATTCACCCATCCTGACACGTCATCTCTGATCCATATATGATACATCTTGCTGATGTTCACCTTGCCATCGGACTTCTCAATACCATACATATTGATATTGCCGTTTACCGTCTGATTGTTGGTTGTAATCGTGTCGCAGTTTATGGATTCGTTGATCTGGAGATCATTGCATGTTAATTTTCCCATATTGCTGAGACGGAAATAGTTTGTTGTCCCACCACCCTGCACACCGACAACAATGTTGGTTACCAGACCGATTATCTCCTCGACATTCATCCATCCTGACACGTCATCTCTGATCCATAGATGGATCATCTTGCTGATGTTCACCTTGCCATCGGACTTCTCGATACCGCGTATATCGATATTGCCGTTTACCGTCTGATTGTCGGTTTCCAATAATTTGGAAAATTTAACATCACTTTTAACCTCTTGTTTGGTTTCTGATTTTAATCTTAAAAATTCTGAATTAGCCCATTTTATAGCACTATCAAATAAATTTACCCAATCAGAATTTACATTTCCAGGAGTGGTTAGATTATTATCTTTTGTGGAAACCCAAAAATTATTGTTATCACCACTAACAATTGCATATTTTCTATATCCACCGATAGCATTTGCAAAAGATTGGTTAAAAGGGTTTATCTGTGCCAATTTCAAGATGGAATTCGTTATTCTATCTGAAAATATATTAATAGAGTCATTATCATTCACATCAATATTTAAAGTGTTTACAATAAATTGTGACAGACCGGATGCCGGAACTGTAGCCTGTCTCAATGTTTTGTTTATTTGTGATGATGATGCAATTCCTGATTTCACACCATTTTCATATATTCCATTTGTTGATAGTGAATCAACATATTCTTCATCTGTCAGAACATTGGCATTTATTCCTTGTGCCCAAGGATAAATATTATTTTTTACCATTTATTGGTTTTCCTCAAATTTGTATATGACATTTACCCCAGCAGGTTTTAAAGGCAAATAATTGTTTTCAATCATTGACCTGCATATTTTTGAAACTGAACCTTTTATCAAAAAGGTCACACTCATATTATTTTCTTCAATATCAGCAACATACCCATTCGGCTTAATCGCGTAATTAATGATATTTATTGCACCTGGAAGCGTTCCATCCCAATGATTGCAAGCTATTTTTAATTTTATAAAAGTCCTGTAGATATTATCGGATAATTTTGCGATTTCATTTTTTGCATTACCAATTTCCCACCATATGCCCTCATCCCATCCCAATTTTTCCGTATCCCATGAAAAAAAAGCCTCAATATCAAGTGCGACATATCGAGATAATCCAACCCACATTCCAACAGCATCAAGTTGTGTTCCAGTCGCCGTGTCCAAATCATAATATTTATAGGCTCTTTCACAGAGATTGACTAAATCTGCAAAACCCTGGCATGAAAAGGCAACTGTTTGAACAAACTTGGGTTTGTCCTGATGTTCCGAGGTGATTAGATCAGTAAAACTATTGTCATAAGCTGTCATATTTACTCTGTTGCATTAATCGTTATGTTGGCGACTGGACACATGGGTTTCTGATTAAATGCCAGTTTCAAGTTTGATGAAGATAGGTTATCCCTGTCCAAACCTATCTGAATATCAATGATGTCATAAGTTAAACCGCCATTATCATTAGGCAAGGTAGATTGCGCAAACAATCTCGTTGTATAAATTACACATCCAATTTTTTGAGATAGAATATAACTTGAAACATTTTGTGCGATTGATTGACCAATTTCATTGGTATAATCTGTAAGGGCCTGCAATCTAATTGAAACAAAGATATCAATTTCAATTGGACGTAAAAAATTGATTGTCTGTTGTCCACCAATCGGGTTTATCACTGTAACACTTGTCTCACCATAAGTACCAACACCCATAGATTTTTTGTTTGCGATGATGGTTGCTATTTCATTAGCGTCACCTCCATCAACAACAAGTGCTATACTGTTTGCAGGAATACCTTTTTCATCTTTATTGCCAAGGTTGTTTTCGTAACCCTTGACATCAATCACACCCTTTAGATTTAATATCGCACCTATCAATGCATCCATCATACTGTATGCAGATATCATTGTGCTTGCAGCCTGTTGAATACGCAAATCAGCATCAGACTGGGGCTCTTTTCCGACAGATGCCGTAGTTGCGTTCGTAACTGTCTGCCAGCCATTCGTTGGGGTTTTTATAACTGTCAATGTCGATATATTGACAGTTACCGCACCTGGAACCTGACATATGGAAGTTACCGTTATTTCTCCTGAAGACGGAATAACGACCGTAACAGGCAATTTCCATGTATAATTGTTAATTGTATCCTGTATCAATCCGTTTTGTATAATTGTTCCAGGAACACCAGTTATGATAACATCACAAGAGGAATTGCTACCATCCTTACGTTTAATTCCATTTATTTTTACATTACTTGATAATGCGGCACCTTGAGCCTTTGCGGGAGAAAATGAGTTGAAGACAGCTATCATGGCCTGATTGCTCGCATTTACAGCCTGAGCCTGAATGGCGATCCATTGTCCGTCCTGGGTTGAATTATCCAAGACAATATCCTGTCCATAAATTGAACGGTATTGTTCTTGAAACCAATTTAGAATAACATCATAAGTTGGAGCGGTAATACCTTTATCTGTCACATTACATATAATTTGAGAAATACTCATTTATTACGTTTCTCCATAATCTATTGATGTCTTGCCATAGGTTGTTTGTACAATTGCATTTACATTCAACTTACGGTTGTTAAGCCGGCTTTGATAATGTTCAATATGACTGACACCTTGTGTGTCCAATATTCTTTCTCTAATAACAGCATCATAAATATTGGCTGTATGTTCACCCAAAACATTGGTTGCCCATGGTATCCCGTCACTGGTGTCGAAAAACCATTCCCCTGTCCATAATTTCAATCTTGAATCAAGCAGTTGAGAAACAACCCTGGGATGATCAGAAAGAAAATTGTTCAGGGATTGTCCAAACTGCATGTCTCCATTTTTATCAACAATTCTTATTTTCATTTTGGAGTTCCCGTTTCCTCACCACCTGGTTGAACACCACCATGTTTATGATTTTTCAGACTTATTCCTCCACCAATAACATCACCAGATGCTTTCATCTCACCTTTTATATTTACATCACCTTCAATATTGATGGATTTTGCCTTGATATTGATCTGATTGTTATCTAACTCGATTAACAGATCATCATTATCACTTTTTATCTGTAAGGAAGATGTGTTTATGTTTTTGAATGGTTTCGATTTGCTTGTCAGACCGACAAGACATATTCCATCTGAAAGATCATGCTGACGAAAATCATATGGTGGTTGACCTGTACCGGATTGCCACCATTCATCTATGGAGCGGCTTGCGAAAAGAACCATGCACTCATCACCGGATTTTATTGGGAAAGTTATGGAATATCCACCACCTCTCGGGAACATTACCGGACAATGGGGCAATATTGGTAAATCATGAAAAGTCTTGCTACCATCATCAATAATGTCATATCCCTTGATTGCCAGTTTCACTGATGCAACAGGTGTATTGTCTTGTATAAAATATTTAACGACTATACCTGGCAACATCGTCCACATACGTCCTTGCAAGGCATCACCGATCAATAAAAGTTCCTCTTGTCTGTCAGGATATCTTTCCCTGGTATCCATTAAAAAGCTCCTATGGTTCTTTGTGTCTGAACCGCCGATACATCAACGGCAATGCAACAAATAGTCGAGTACCAAACATTATCTCTTGTATCTCCCTCATGATCTACATAGGCGATACGATAGGTTCCTGTTGGAGATGTTCCTATAACGCTTCTACGTTCAACACCATTTTCATTTGTCATGACCTGATTTCCACCATTGATTGCGCTATATGAGACATCGGCTTGCGCATCAAGAGTTCTGGCATCCTTTATTTGAACAAGTACATTTCTTTTTAAACGGGCGTTCATTAGGCAGGTTGCCTGAACGCCATCAGGAGTCTGAACGGGAACGCCAATAAGACCTGTTTTTGGTGACAGGATTATTGCCTCTTCATTTTGCGATTGTGGCTTCACCATATCTGGTATATGATAAAACGAAACACCATTATCATCTATATTCCATGCGGCAGATGTTGAATGCGCAAGAACACGACAATGATCACGTGTCATGCCATACATTATTTTCGGACGTGGAGCCGATCCTGTCAATGATGGGAAATCGCCTTTGCCAACATTTTCTTTTTTGGCCATATCCTCAACAATCTGGGAATGCGCATGTTTATA